CTTCTGGATCTGACGAAGCAGTTAGGGATGATATCAGAAGGCGTGAACGCATGGCAGAAGCTTGTTACGACGTCTAGCAGGATACATCACCACTGTTCAGTAGCTACAGCTACATTTAGATGTGCTCATAAAACTCCAAATTTAGGGCAGGTGCCAAGTGATGAAAGATTCAGACGTTTATTTACTGCTAGCCCCAATAAAAGATTGGCTGCTGCTGATCTTAGCGGGATTGAGCTACGTATGCTTGCTCACTATCTCGGCAGATATGACGGAGGCAGGTATGCAAGAGTGCTTCTCGAAGGGGACATACACCAAGAAAATGCAGACAAAATTGGAATCAGTCGTAAACAAGTTAAGACTGTAACTTATGCCTTCCTTTATGGGGCAGGTGATATCAAAATTGGACACTCCTATGACAAACAGTTATCCGAGGCGAAAGCCAGAAAGAAAGGCAAAGAGATACGGGAAGCGTATGTCAATGCTATTGACGGACTTAAAGAACTCTTGGAAGCTGTACACAAAGCTAGTGAGAGGGGTTATGTACTGGGGTTAGATAAGAGAAAAATATTAGTCGATAAGAAACATAAAAGTTTAAACTATCTTTTGCAAGGGTCGGCTGCAATCGTAGCAAAAAAATGGATGGTTACCACCTATGACCATATCAAAGAAATGGGTCTACGCTGCAATCAGCTCGCTTTTATTCATGACGAGTTGCAGTACGAATCCGAACCAGAACATGTTGATGATCTCAAATCTCTTCTTGTTCTCTCCGCTGCTGAAGCAGGTGAGCATTACAATATGCGAATACCCGTAGCAGCTGAAGCTAAGGACGGATTGACATGGGCCGACACACACTAATTTATGAAAATCCTATGTGATGCAGACTTCATCGTATATAAGTCGTGTGCTGCAGCGGAGACTGAAGTTGACTTTGGTAACGATGTTATCCTTGTCACTTCTAACTTTAGCGATGCATACAATGCAACAAAGAGAGAACTTACCAAGCTTCAAAACAAACTTGGGACATTCTCTGATATAATACTGTTCTTTTCGGACAGTGAGAATTTCAGGAAAAAAATTTTACCAGAATATAAAGGCCATCGTAATCGTAAGAAACCTTGTGGATACAAGCGTGTTATAGAGGCTTTAAAAAAAGAGTATAAGGTTATTATAAAACCCGGACTTGAAGCTGACGATACAATGGGTGTTTATGCTACAAAATATACTGGTAATATTATAGCCTCACCTGATAAAGATATGAGACAAATACCGGGACAATTATATAACTTTGATGAAACTTTCACAATCGATCCTGATGAGGGTGCGAAGTGGCATTTAATACAAAGTTGTGCTGGAGACCAGACTGATGGTTATTCAGGAGTTCCCGGAATTGGAGTCAAAAGAGCTACAACTATATTTGAAGAGAAAGGTTATAGTTGGAAGACAGTTCTTGGTATGTTTAAAGAAAAAGGGTATACTGAAGAAGATGCTCTAACTAATGCTAGACTTGCAAGAATACTAACAGTAGATGATTATGACTTCAACAAAAAACAACCTAAACTATGGTCCCCCTCCTCCGATTACAAAGTTAACGATGGAGCAAGATCTACAGATGCGGTTGCTTGAAGATAAACTTAATAGTGGCAATGTTAAATATGAAGATGTTGTCACTATCTTTCTAGCCATGCAAAGACAAAACTTTGTCATGGGTAATTCCATCAAAAATTTAATTGAACAATGGCCAAAGGTCCATCCTACTATCAACGAGGTTCCAGCGATGTTTGGGATTTTATTAGAGAACAGGGATTGAATTTTCATCTTGGTAATGTAATTAAATACATTTGCAGAGCTGGCCATAAAACAGAAAGCAAAATCCAAGATTTAGAAAAAGCAATCCACTATTTAGAGAACGAACTTCACCATGAAAAAGACCTTTATTTCCGAGCAAGCCAAGGAATTCCGTACGAAGTACCACCTAAAGAACTCGACGGCTCGGCCAGCTACCTCATATCAGAAAAATCTGATTGTTGAGGAGTTTAAAGAATTTCTTGAAGCCGATGGTTTTCTCTTTAGACATGGTAAGAATGTTCAAGAAGAATGTTTAAAAGAACTAGCTGATTTAGTATATGTATGCTATCAATACGCAGAAAATATGAATTGGTTTTTAGATGAAGCTTTAAATAGAGTACACGAAAGTAATATGTCCAAACTCGATGAGGACGGTAAACCAATATATCGAGAAGACGGAAAGGTTCTAAAGGGACCAAACTATAAACCACCTGACTTATCTGATTTAACATGACCGCAGAACTTATCTCCCGCACTGGTCGGGTCCAGTCTTGGCTGGATAACCCAGAATCTAGACTTCCAGTGAGTTGTACGGTATTTGTCGTAGAAGACTCAATGGAGGGTGAAAATGGAATCGAAGCTAGTTGGAGATACGTCAGCCATGGACTCCGACATGGAGCAGGTGTTGCTGTCCATCTATCAAAGCTCAGACCCAGAGGAAGTGAAAACGGAAAAGGTCTTACAGCTTCTGGCCCAGTATCATTCGCTAAAATCTATTCAACATTAAATGAAACACTTAGAAGGGGCGGCCATTATAAGAACGGCGCTGTGGTTGCCCATATTGACATTAATCACCCCGATATTCTTGAGTTCGTGCAGCTTGGAAGGCATGATGCTCCGTGGATTAAAAGATGCGTCGATCTCGATGCCGGACTCTGGAACAGTACAGACGCCAGAGTTAAAGACGCCATCCTTGAAGGGATTAAATCCGGAGACATCTGGCTCAACAAAATAAAATATCAAAATGGACAAAGGATCTATGGAAACGTGTGTCTTGAGGTTTACTTGCCCTCACGAGGAACATGCTTGCTCCAGCATATCAATATGTCAGCCTGTAACCCACGGGATCTCAAAAAGGCTTTCGCTCAAGGTATGTCCGAGTTGTGCGATCTCCATGGCAGAACAGGTGTTGGAGGGACTGGAGAGTACCTACCCTCGGATATCGACAGGCAAGTTGGGCTCGGAATGCTTGGCTTGGCCAACTTCCTCAGACGAAATGAATTAACTTATGAAGAATTCGGTCTAGCTTTAGAGCAGTTAAATAGTAATGAAGCTATACCTAATGAGAAAGCTCATGAAATTGTTTGGAATTTAAAAGAAGCAATAGAAGGGGCTGCATACATAGCAAGAAATAATAATATGGTACGTGCTTTCGCAATAGCACCTACTGCCTCATGCTCTTATAAGAGTGAGGACTTGGATGGCTTTACAGCTACACCAGAAATTGCTCCACCTATAGCTCGAAGTGTGGACCGTGATAGCGGCACCTTTGGGGTACAACATTATGATTATGGTGATGTAGAAATTGCCAGTGAGGTCGGTTGGGAAGCTTATAAACGAGTGGCCGATCAGATCATGATACTTTTAGACAATACGGGACTTCTTCACGGCTATTCATTTAATAGCTGGAGTGATGTTGTGACATACGACAGAAACTTCGTGGAAGAGTGGTTACTTTCACCTCAAACCTCCCTTTACTACTCCCTGCAAGTAATGGGCGATACACAAGATAAGACCGATGCGTATGCAGCATTAGATCAGAGTGAAGTCGATGATTACTTACAGGATATTCTCGG